GACCGACTATGAGACGTACATGGATGGGCATGGGGTGTTTTCCGTGAATGATTCATCAGTTCGCTCCGGTGAAGATGGTGCATACGCCCTATTTACTAAAGATGATGGAACCCTAAAATTTTGGCACTCCAATAATAGCTCTACAGACCATCGATACACGCAAGATGCCGCCGGTACTTACAGTGGAACATCTTCATTTGATGGAATATCTGGGGAATGGGTTACACTGGAGTGTCCATATTCCATAAAATTGGACTCTATTAAACTCCACATAAGAGTACGCGCGGGAAGCGCTCTTCTGGCTTATCAAGATCAATCCCCAGAAGATTGGACATTACTCGGAAGTAATGATGGGGGTAATTGGGAAACTCTGAAAGTAGTGACTGGTCAAATTATATCGGGAACAGGCACATCATTTGATGTGGGTGCATCTCAATATTACAAAATGTTTGCACTAGTCATAACGAGGATCGCAAACAATGTAGCTGGTTCATACACAAATGCTCTCACACTTGGCGAATGGCGTCTCTTTGGCACCCGGGAGCGTGGTCAATCCACCCTCCACGACGGGGAACTCAAACTCACCAAAAACCTCACGGTGCCTCGCATAGGACCACCGCTCGACGCGGACGACACGCCCCGACGGGACCGGCTCGTCGTGGAATACAATACCTCGACCAACCCCACGGAGAATGGGGGGGTCCGGGATACGTCGGGGAGGGGGAATGATGGGGTTTTTGTGGGGACGGCTACGTATGATGTGACGGAGAAGGCTTTTACGTTTCCAGGTTCGGGTATGAATACCATACAAAAACATAACCTGGGTCCCAATCTGAAAGGTAATCAACCATTAACAGTATCTTTATGGTTTAAAACAAATGAGGACCGGGATCAAACTTTATTTAACGTTCTTCCGGGTGACAGCATTGAGACAACTAGAAAAACATTTGGTGTGAGGACTGAAGGTAATAGTACAAATTACAATCTTAGATTCTATTATTGGAATTCGGATTACGTTTATAATGCATCAGAGTTACATGGACCACAAGGTAAATGGTTTCACCTTGTAGCCATGAATGTTGGTGGAACTAAAACTGCCAACGGAACTACATACGACTTCGGAGATCCATCAAATAGAAGGCTATTTTTGAATGGCGTTGAACTATTTACACCTTCGTCCACGTATAGTTCTGCAGTGAGTGGAACTGCATCCGATTTATTAGATCTTGAACCCAATTCAAGGTTGATAATAGGTGCACGTTTTAAGAATGATGGTGAATATCCATTAAACGGTTCCATTTCTAACTTCAAACTCTACGACGTCGCCCTCACCGCCGACGAGGTCAAGCGACTCTACGATATGGGTCGCCTCGGTAACGTCATCGCACAACCAGTGCATATCGCGGCACCCTTGTACGCACCCGGGGTGCCCGTGCAATTCGTCTCCGCGCAAGTGCACGACAAGGTCGCGTATTCATCCGCTGGGTCTATACACATTGACAGGCTCGATCTTTCCATCAAACCGCACTTCTCAAATTCGAAAATTTATTTGATATGGCGGATAGAGTATGAAGCCCACCACGACAATGTTTTCAGAATATACCGGGATGGTGTTCAAATTGGATACAACACGGTGTCTGGTCAGGTAGATCACAGTGGTGTGACCACGGCATCTTATGATAATAATACAGATAGCACACCCCAACAAGCCATGATCACGTGGATAGACTCACCTAATACAACGAGTACTGTGACTTATCAAGTATATTCTGCAGGTAGCAATGCTAATTATGCCATATGGTTGAACAGAACTGCTGGCTCGACCGGAGGGGGGGGTAACGAAAATGGTGTGTCGCAGAAGACCGCCATGGAAATCGCGCAGTAATTTTATCCGGGCATACTATAATGGACTTTACACAGGCCTTGACGAGTTTGTACCCCGGTTGCGAGTGGGAACTGCACGGTTCGGGGTCGGAGTACGAAGGTTTGATATGGAAAGATGAAAACGTGCCGAAGCCGAGCGTCGAGGAACTCACCGCGGAGTGTGAAAAGATAAACGGAGAGAGACCACTCAAGCAACTCCGAAAGAAGAGAAATCAGGTCCTCGAACAGACCGACCGGTACGCCATCGTGGATTTTCCGTACGCGACCGAAGAGGCCCGTCAGGTCCGACTCGCACAGCGCCAGACTCTCCGTGACCTCCCAACTCTCGTGACCCCTCTCGAGGGTGGGTCCATGAAGTTGTGGGTCACGAACGAGAACGGGTCTTTACAGGTCGGAGACGGTCTCGTAATCTCTTCCAACGTCGAAGGCTACTTCACCAAGGGTGAACCCGCAGTGGTGACCATCAAGGACCAATGTGACTTCGCAAACTCCACTACAGAGACCTACTATTCAAACATCGTCTCCGTGACCCAGTCGAACGCGCTCGTCACGAGCGAGACCGAACAGCCGGGCTATGTCGAGAACTGTTATTGGACCTCCAGTACCGTGTCCCACTACGTGGGAAATGCCGTGTCCCACTATTCAAATGTCGTCGTCTACGACGGTGTCAGTGTCTATACGAACGTTCAAGTTGGCGAGTACGCCAACTTGGCCACGGACGCTCAAGAAGGCTTCACACCCATGTACACGAGCAACACGTCCGCCACGGAAATCGAAGGGTACGCACCGGTCGTCGTGTACTCCAACGTGAGTTCGGACGTGTACGATGCCAACGTACACACAGAGTACACCAAAGTCATCACACACTATTCCAACATCTCCGTGGTCGAGGAGGTCACGTATTCCAACATAACAGCCGCGGAATACGCCAACTTGAACACGGAGTACGTCGTGACTCCCGGGTACACGTCGTTTTTCCATGCATTGTCGAACACGTCGATTCGCGCCGACGCGTACGCCTCACTCACCCCCGAACAACGCTCGGAGTACACAATCACGACCGTCGAGCCTGTCACGTCCAATCTCCAATCGTTTTACACGCCCCATACGAAGGTTTTGAATCGCGAAGTTCGGGATGTCGGTGACTATAAGGCGGTTCAGGTTGAGTGCACTTTCCCCAATTGAGTTGAGACGTGAAAATTCACTAAACCCTAGTCCCGTGTCAAAAAACGCCCGCGCGCGAGCCGTTTGCACCACTTCTCGGCGCGCATGGGACGCGATCGCGCCATGCTCGTCGCGTCGATGGAGGGTCGACTCGACGAGCTCGAAAGCATGCGATCGCACGGTTGGTTCGAGTGTGACCCGTCGGGTGCGTACGACGCGTGTATCAAGGGTGCGGTGCAGGGCATGCGCCCGCGGGTGCTCGAGTGGGTGGGCGCGAGCTTTTCGGAGTTCGGGCTAAAGGGTGTTCAGAAAACACACAGCGTCGCGTTTACGATCGCGATCAACAACGACGACGCCGATGCGTGCGAGTACTTGTTCCGTCGAATCGACCCTAACGCAGTGGATCCGACGGTACTCATAGACGACGCGGCTCGGGAGGAGTCCCTGCGCGTTTTGAACTGGATGTGTAGGCACGATGTATTCGGTCCTGAAACGGTTCTCTGCGTGTGTGAGCGAGCGGGTGACGACTATCCCCAGAGCGTCCGAGACTGGGCCTTAAAATTGTAAATTAATCTCGTCACATATATCAGCATGACCGCGCACACGATCGATATCGACTCGGGCGAGCGCGACGCGTCGCTGTATCCGAACCCGAACGCGTACACCGTGCACCTCAAAACGCCCGTTTTTGACGTGACTTCGCTCGAGGTCACGTCGGCGAGAATCCCGACACCGAACTTCGTCATTCACGATAACAACAATCGGTTTTCCGTGCGAATCGACGCCCCCGCGCCCGACGCCGGCACGTACACGGTCTCACTGAACGAGCGAAATTACCCGAACGCATCGACGCTCGCGTCGCAAATTTTGACGTCGATCTCGAACGCCGGAATCACGACGATTGATGCAGTCGAATTCAGATCGACTCGGGACTCGTTAAAATTCAGCAACGTCGCGAGCTCGGACGACTTCACCCTGCTCTTCAAGTCGGGCGTGGACGGCTGGGATTCTCGCGATTTGACTCGGACGACGCCGAATCAAGTTTTTGGCATGCCGGCGCGGGATATCAGCTCGTCTAACTCCGTCATCGATCTCGAGGGGCGCATCGATTTCGAGTGCGGACCTAAGACGTACGTCGTGAAAATCACGGCGGGGTCCGACGTGCTCGGTCAAACCGTGTATTCGAACACGCCCTTTTACACGGGGACTTTCATGTCGAAATCTACCATCAGTGAGCAGTACATGACCGTTTCTTCGAACGATGACGAGGTGACGCACCGATTTACGGAAGGCCCGCAGAGAAAGATTGAATCACTCAAGATCGAGTGGTTTTACAAGGAAAACAACAAACTCGTCCCTATTGATTTCAGAGACCGCGACCACGCTCTCAAAGTGCGCTTAGAGTGTTCACTGGACAGACTGAAACCGATGGCGAAGAGTCGAGACGCGTTGGCGAAGAAAAAGCTACCGGATCCCGTGGGTATCATGGACGTCCTGGGCGACGATACCGACGAAATGACGTCATTGTGGTGGTTGAACGACGCGTACGTTCTCGTGGCGTTTATAATCTTATTCGGTGTCCTCGCGATGATGTATCTCGGACGACCTAACGAGTGATGGCGTAGACCGGCGTGGTCGGCTTGACGACCTTCTTGGACAGGGCGGACACGATGAGGTACACGACAATGGACAAGAGAGACGTCATCGTCGCGGTCAACGTGTACTGAAGACCCGTGTTCTTAGACCCCTTGACGACGCGCGAGATGACCCACCTGGACACGTCCATCCATGACATGGCGGCGGCGAAAGAGAAACCCTGAACGATCGAGTTGAGGGCCTGGCTCTCGAGCTGGGCCGCTACATCGCGGCTGATGCGCGTGACGTCTTCGAGATCGAAGCGGTCGTCGACTTCCTGCTTTTGAGCGGTGGACATTGTTTGTATACACTATCCTCAGAAAATTTTCACTCCGGAACGAGCGGTTCAATTTTCGCAATGTTCTTGTACTTTTTCGGCTTACGAATGTTCTGCGCCCTGGGTCTGGGTAATTCCCCCTCGTCGGACGTGTCGGAATCCGAATCAGACGACGATGAATCGCTGCCACACGCCCGAAACTTTTTGTACTCGGCGTCCTGCCAGCCATTGGGATCACTCGATCTCGTGAGCATCTAATGCTGACTTGAGAAATTCTTCAGCCGGGTTCGATGGCGTCCACGTTTTGTATTCCTCGTTCGCGTTCGTCATCCGCTTCAGTACGGGGTCGTCTCCTTCGTAGGGCGTCCACGCTCCTTCGTCCACGTCCTCTTCTTCGAATTCTAATTCGATGTCATCTTCCGGGTCCTCGTCGTCTTCAAATTCTGGAAACAAAGATTCCGTGGTGCACCCCACGCGGTGCATGACGCAATACTTCATGGCCAATTTGAAATCCTCGACGAGGAGAATGTCGCGCTGACACGCGTTCGCGTACTTTCCCGCGAGCACGACGGCCTGTTCGAACACGGGCCTGCACACATCGAACATCGCCTGGCTGTATCTGTTTTGCATGTCATCTTGTTCCTGCCGTGCGTTTGAGAAGCCTGTCTTCATACCTGTACTACATTTCGCAGTTAAAAATAACTTCGGCGTTTCCCTCGGGGTGCACCTTGAGGACGTTGAAGGACGACGCGTACACGCGGACGTCTCTAGCGTACGTCGGCTGGGGATTGAGGTGAAGGTGGAGATCCTGTTCCTTGACCATGGAGAAATTGATGGATCCAGACGAGACAGTCGGTAACTCCGGTTCGAGTGCGAAACTATACATGTAGAATCGCCTGATGAGCGGCGTCTTGCGGTGGTGCATGAACGGTTGCGCCGCCTTGAGAAAGATAGCCTTTCCAGTGACGTCGTTGAGTACGGGACTCCCGTCGAGGTCGAGCGTCATGTAATCGAGGTGTTCGTAGAGAATGAGTCTGCCACCAGTACCCGTGGTCTTACCGTTACCCGTGCCCGCGGTGGTCACGCGGTTATCGTAATCGAACGGGGACGAGCCGCCTGGAATGCGCGAGCGGACGGCTACGTACAGTTCCTTTACGGGGTTCGTGAACCGAAGCGCCATTCGCGCGGACGTCTCACCCGGTTCCAGCGTCACCTGGTTTCTCTGGTACTGCGTGATGACGTATTCTTTCTTCGCGTCCATGATGACCTTGCGAGTCAGGGGATCCACAAAGACGCCCTCCGTTATTAGAGTGAACCCCGTGATGCTCGGCGGGGTTCCAACTCCCTGTGTGAAACTTACGTGCGCGCCGTCGGTCGTGCGCACCATGAGATGCCCATCCGGTGCGTCCTGATAATGGCGCGTCTTGACGACGATTTCCACTTCTTGCGTCGTGATGCTGCATAGGGGCAGGGCCGCGTGCGTGTCTTCGGTGAACCAAAAGGGAAGCTCCACGAACAGTACCGTTTCCGCCGACGCTTCGCCGAGGTGCGCGGCGATGGCCTTGTTCGACACCGGCGTGCCGGCGACCCTCTCGGGGTACTTGCCTATGAGATGTTTCAGAGCCTGTTGGTGCGTCTGTGTGTAGTGAAGCTCGCTCTGAATCTGAAGCACGTCTCCGGTCAGTCTCTGGACACACACGTCCCCGATGCGCACGTCGACGTGGTCGATGATCGCGTGGCCGATCGACTCGATCCACCCGACCGGGTCTCCGGACGGGTGAACGATCGGTGAAAGCTTTATGCGGAGCGTCGCACGCCTGATGAGATCACTGGATTTTGCGGGCACGATGAACTTGGCAGTCGACCCGAAATCAACGGCCGTCGTCGGCTCGATCTCCATGTTTTGTGTGGCGTGATTGACGTGCTTTTTGAACACACTCCGGAAATGCGTGAATTCGGGGTCACCCGTGAAGAACCGCTCTTGCGGGCCTCGGCTGAGCTCGAGTTGGACGCGTCCCGCCATCTTATACTAGACTGCTAAAATTTTAAACCCGCTAATCCGCTCGCGATAGTGAGCGTGTTGTGATTCACCGCGTACACCCGGACGGTGCTGTCGTAGTTCGCATAGAGGTGCTCGATTTCAATGGTGAGCATCTTGTGTACGATGCGTGAAAAATTGACGGATCCCGAGGCGGATGTTCGATCCAGTGGGTGGAGGGCGAACGCGTGCACGCCGAAATCACCCTTGAGCGAGTACGCGGCGCCCGTGGCGTCGATGGTCGTACTTTTGGTGTCGAACATGAGACTCGGTCTGACAAAGGGGCTGTTGACGTACTTCCGCATGGGCTCGAGATACACGAGCTCCTTGTGCGTTTTATCGAAAACGATCTCGTTGTTGAACCTGAGCGTCGCGCGCTTGATGGTATCGTAATCGAACGGCGTGTTGATTTCGTCCGCGTAATCCGACGTCGACGTGAAAAACATTTCTCGGACCGGGTGCCTGAATCTGAGCATGACCGATCGCGTCGTGTGATCCTTGTCAATCTTGAAGGACGAGACCTGAAGCTGCTGAATCTGGTAAGAGAGCGGACGCGTCATGAAATAGCGACGTTCTTCGTCTTCGACGTACACGAACTCACAGTCGAGACTCACATTGGCGATCTTCGCGGTGACGTCCGGTGGGATGTCTACCGGTGCGGTATACCAGAGAAGTTTGTGGAGTGGACGGAACTTGATGCGCACTTCGACGAGTTGTTTCGTCAGCGCGCAGCACGGGATCGAGAGAGACGGTTCTCTGTAAAAGTAGAACGGTATGTCAACGTAGTAGAGGTACGCCCCGTCGGAGTACCGCAAA